GGCATTTCTGGCTGGGCCCTGCGTCTACAAACAGCTTCACGACCACGGTCTCTCCCAGGGAATCGTAAAACTGCGTGTCGCCCCAATAGGCTTCAGCGCTCCCGGACCAGCCTTTCAGCGTCCGGGCAAACTCTTTCCATCCCTGGCTTTCAAATGTCGTGGCCTCGGCATCGTCGGCGTCGCCGTCAATGCTCCAGTTGAAAAAGCCGCCCGCCTGAATAAGCGTCAGGGCTTTGCCGGACACGGCGACTGTATCGTCCGCTCCCAGGGCCGTATCAAAAACGACAAAGCCGCCGACGTATTCCAAAGTAAATCCAGTTGTTACAACCGATCCTTTTTTCTTCACTGTTATCGGAGTGTCCGGGTCCCAATATCTCAGGTTTGCATCAGTAATCTGATAACGTTTCCTTTCTGCATCGCCAGTGCACGGTTTGTCAGAAAAAGTAGTCGGAGCAGTGTTTACATCAGAGACGTATACCGCGCCAGTTAATCCTACTACGGCCATAATTCTCACCTCGCATTAAATATATTTGCTTAAAAAACTTTTTGTCGTTTCGTGCTTCCTCTCTAAAAATAACCCGTTTGCATTCCAGTAAATCCACACCAAAAAATGTACTGCATTGTAACCATAGAAATTTATACTGTAAGAATCATTCTTTTGGTTTTTGTTAACATGAATTGAGCCTCTGATTCCCTCTGTATTTTTTACACCTTCCAATAAACCTTCAGCAAAGCATTGGCTCCCAGTTGAAATACCCACTGTTATTTGGGGCTTGCTCCCCTTTTCATGGAAATTAATAGTTCCGTTGCCGTCAAAATATCCTCTTATATAATTTGACACATAGATTTCAGGTACATCTGGAAACCGCAGTGTCAATGATTTCGCAGGCACCAGCCCCAAATCAACTAAATCCTCCACTATCTCTTTTTTTGAAACATTTAGTCTATAAACCTTTGTTTTTTCATAGCATGCTATTTCGTGATCATAACTCATTGTATTTCTTATTTTGTCTAGGATATTGTAGTCTGTGTTATAAATAACGAGTTGGGTTAAGGCTTGGTTTATATATCCGTCAGCACAAATAAATCCAAATACATATGCCATTTCTGGCCCCCATGCTTTGAAAAATGCCGTATTTATATCGCTTTTTCGCCTCTGAGGTAATTTTTTATCTGCTACCTTTTTGTAATACCTAAATCTTTCGTAGCACTTTGAACATAACCCACGTGCATGGTGCGGAGCCATTTCCCCACATTCAACGCATTTTTTGATTGGTCTTCTTCTTGACATACTGTTGCCCCTCCTCTACACTCTGTTTGTCATTATTATATCACAACCATAGAGGAGGAGCAACCTTTGTTTGTCAATTCATCTCCTTACGATGGTAGCGTCAATGCGCCAGTGCCTGTTATGTCGCAGGAGAACGATGCTTTATCGTCCACCGGCACTTCGATTGACGGCTTGACAAACGCACTGCCCTGGAAGGTTACTCCCGAGGAAACCTCAAAAGTGAAGGTCAGCGGAGTTCCGGCCAGCCAGGCGTTAAAAATTGCCTTTTGTCCGTTAGTATCGTTCGTTTTGAGGTTTCCTTCTATGCTGCCGGACCACTCTTTCAGCCCGGCCAGGTATTCTTTCCACCCTTCCGAATCAAAGCTGGTGATTTCAATATCGTCTGCGCCCAAATCCAGGCTCCAGTTTGATATTTCCGCTATTTTATTCGTACCGAGCTTTACAGCTCCTGATTTTCCAGCCAATGCCATGTTAATCACGCTCCTTAATGATTTCAAAATTCACAAATAACTCAACTCTGTTATTGTTATCACGCTTCAATACCTCAGGGCTTCCCCGGGCCTTGATGAGCAGGTACCGAGTACCGTTTAATGTTAGTTCATGCGCTCCATGCAGCTCTGCCACCACCTCCTCGATCTTTGCCCTGCCGGCAGCATAGCTTTTGTTCCGGACCCGTACCTGCAGGCCGGGATATTCCCCTGCCCAATGTAAGTCCGGAGGGCTACCAGCATACTCAAACAGTGCTATACAGTTGTCGGGTTCATCGGGCATCAAGCCAAGGAAAATATCAGTGCCAGGAGTGCCAATACCTTGGCTTTTTAGATATGCGCTTATTTCAGTCAACACATCGGCATCCCCCTTTTATTTGAGCAGCAGGTGCGATTATTTCAAGCTTTAATGCTACCAAGGATTCTATATCTGCATTGATTTGGACTGATTGAAGCCCCAGCACTTCTTTGCCATCAATAAATAAACGATTTTTCTGTGCCCCATCTTCAGAGACAAAAATGATATTAGGAGGGGTTTTAAATTCTAGTTTCATTAGCTACCTCCCTATTTCGTTTCTCTCAAGGCTTTCTTTATCTGTTTGTCAGCATACTTTAGCACTTTGCTCTTCTCCCGGTTAAACGGGTCTTCA